GATACCAATACAACAAATAAAAAATCAAAACAAATTTTAACTGATCATAAGATAACTATAAACAACACCACCAATAAGATTAGAGGCTTAACATATAGTATTGAAAACTTATTTATTGAATATAAATCATTGACATCTATAAATATTGATCTAGAGAAATATAATACAGATGCACTATATTGTTTGAATTTGGCTAAAAATGCTGAAACGCATGTAGAGGAATTCAAAAGGTTTTGTTTACAAATTTCACCAGAATTAAAAAACAAAGATGGAAAAAACCTCATATTAATGCCACTTGAATCATTCTTTTTACAAACAATTGAAAATTTAAAGAATATAAACAATGAAATAGTTCAAATTCTAGAGGAGTCTTTAAGTGTATTAAGTAAAATTAAAACTCTAATGTCACAAGAAATAAGGACAGAAAAAGAAATTTTTGATAGTAGTTATCAAACTAGATTTAAAGAAGATACTGCTTTAATTATAAAAAAGTTTGAGAATGATGTAGCAAATTTAGCGAAAAATTTTGAAAATCAGTATAAAAGTATTAAATTAGAAAGTAACAAACTAGGTAAAAGTAATGATCTGCTTACAACTGGAGTTGACGCAGCATTAAAAAACTTAGCTGATCTGAATGAACGTACTCAAAACATAGAGTTAGAATACTCAAAAATAATTGGTAGTGAAACAGATAAAATTAAACTAGAGTTAGACCAGGCTAAAAATACAATTTCTGATCAAATTGATGCAATAATCAATAATGTTCAGAAAAAATCTGAAGCAATTGAAACGATACATTCAGACTTTAAAAACCTTGTAGAAAAAGCAGGTATATATGAACTAACAAAGAACTACGCAACCAAAGCAAATGAAGAAAAAGGAGAATACAAAAATTATAGAAAATTTACTTCTTGGTCAATTATTGCAGCAATCGTGTCAACAATAGCGGTATTTGCTTTTGCTTTTTGGGAACAATCACAGCTACCTGATAATTCATTAGTTAATACAAACTATCTTTTGTTAGTATCAAGATTATCAATTTCACTAATGTTTTTCGTGCTTGCTTTGTACTTATCTAAACAAGCCTCAAAGCACTATGAATGTTACCAAGAAAACCATCGTACCTTTTTACAGTTAGCCGCTTTAGAACCATTCATGGCACGTATGACTCCAGAAGAGCAGAAAGAGATCCGTAAAGGACTTATTCCTAGTTATTTTAACCAAGCCAATGATGGAAAGTATGCAAGTAAAGGCGATGAGGTAGATTTCTCTACTAATACCACTTCAATTATTAACAATTTGATTGATAAGTTAGCTACGAAGAAAGAAGAAGCTAGTCCGCCTAGGACTGAAAATACTACAGGATAATTTTGAACGATCCCTCTTTTCTAAAGTGAATCATTATGCGAATATAATGATTCACTATTTCTATAAACAATTAATTATGATAAGAATTTTAATTTCAAGTTTATTGCTTATTTCTAATTATAGCTTCGCTTTAACAGCTGAAGAATTTGTCATGGAGATGAACATACGCACAGTCGGTGCCATGATTGTCTTTGATGAACGGGATGATCCAAATAATCAACTTGGACGCCCGAATCAATATGTTGAAAAGACTAGTTGGGCGGATACACGAATTGATCCACATGATTTCTCAGAAGATAATGCTGATGAAATTAATGATCTAGATCCTACTCAATATAAAGGTGGGACTATTGAGAAGTTTAAGAATACAAATGATCTGAATAGACGATATAACTATATTAAAAATATTACCTTGAACATGCCTACTTATAATCAATATATGTATAAAAAAGGGTTATTTTTACTCCGCTTAGATAAAGATTTTACACCTACTCAAGCAAAGGAATATGAAAAAGAATTAAATAGGTTGGTTAAATAAATGGTGAAAAATTTCTTTTTATTTTTTGCAATAATTTTTAGTGTACCTACGTTAGCATTTGCTAAATATTGCAAAGACTTTAGTACCCATCAAGAAGCGCAAGCCTACTTTAATGCAAAGAAACCAGGCTATAAGCGATTGGATCGTGATGGAGACGGAAGTGCCTGTGACTGTCTCCCTGGTGGAACTGGGAAAAAATGTCCTAAGAGTAAAAAATAATTCTGTAAGGAATGAACGCATGATTTTATATGGTTATAACTTTTTTGTAATTGATCACGATTGGGAGTATTTAACCCCCTTAGATACTTTTTTCAGAAACATTTTAGATAAAGGTCTGTCATCACCTCAAAATTACACAAATGAAGAGTTAATGAGTGCTACCCGTAAATGGCATTATGCAAAAAAGCTTGCAGATAAAATTGGCTGGGAAGGTGATTTCACATGTGGTCCCTATGTTTTTTTCTTACCTGACCCTAAGGGCATGTGTATTGAATACGGTTTTATGTTTAAGCAATACAACAATGGAAGAACTTTTATCATCTCGCCTTTAGAACTGGAATACATGGATCAACATGAAGATGTTGTAAAAGACTGGATCACAGATGACAAATAATAATTTTAAATCATGGGAACAGCTTTTTATTGAATTTTTAGTTAGGCAGGCAAAACCTATAAATAATGACCTTCCAAATGGATGGTCAATCTTACTTATTAACTAAATGAAATTTATGAAAAATATTGTCAATAAACTTATTGCATTCGCACTTTCTAAATCTCCAGAAAATCCGAAAAAGAAAACTGATAAATCATTGGTAGAGTTATTTGGCATTATTGCTGCTTTATCAATTATTTTTCTAATTTGGTTTAATTATCCAAGTTTTATAAATTGGATGGATAAACCCAGTTATAAAATTCAAATTCCACTACTGCCATCGGCTATGGTTCCAACATCTTTAAATCCAAATGATTTTAGCAATATAGGTGAGCGATTTGGTACATATGGCGATGCTTATGGCTCTCTTAACACATTATTTAGTGGTTTCGCTTTTGCCATCCTGATTATTTCATTATTTATGCAAAGGCAGGAGCTGAAGGAACAGAGAAAAGAACTGGCAGCCCAACGTGAGGAAATATCAAAAAGTAATGATATTGCTGAAGCTCAGAGAAAAATTACAGAGCAACAATCCTCACTAATTAATCAACAACTTTTAGATTCAAAAGTTCAGGCTTTTTACCAACTTTTCTTTAAATATTTGGAAGAAAAGGAAAATAAATTAGAGTCTATGAGCTTAAGTGTACAATCACATGTTGTAGGTAACAGAATTTTTAAAAGATTTATAATCACATTTGAACGAGAAATGAAAAGTGCTTTTCAAACTAATGATGATTTAATTAATGCAGATTTAACAACATTATACAATTGTATTGAACAAAACATTCAATTAGCTCTTTCTACTATCAATGATCAGTTTAACACCAGTCAATACTTTGAATACATTTGTTTCATATTAGAATTTATTGATAAACATTCTAAAATGGGACTAGATATTGCAGACAATGCAATAAAGACTTTAATAGCCTACCAAAGTATCCATGAAATGTACTGTATGTTACTAATAGGCTTAGAAGATGAGCAACTATATAATTTTATAGAGAAATATTCTCTATTGAGAAAAATTAACACTTACAATGATGATTTTTTAAAAGCTCTAGTATTTAGAATATATACAGATAAAGCTTACACGGTTTAGTAATGTCTGAAACTGAGAAGTAAAACTAGATTTTTTAAAATTTTATTATTGATAATTATCACAAATCATTAATTTAAACATTTTTTTCTTTTTAGTCGTGAAATGAACGCACCAGCTAAGGTTGATCGATTGATGGCTTGATCTCTTTCAACTGTTGCAGATCTAGATAGGTCGATCTCTAAAGAAATATGACCTGTGTTTTGTGATGGTTGAACCCATTGTTTCCTGTGTGTATATCCACCATTTACATTGATTTCCAATTCTTCCACTGGAAGTTTTGATAGAACACATTGGTTATTTAAGAAAACTTGAGTTGCCAGTGTTTTAAAGATCATTAAAGGGAACCCCGATTTTCGCCCCAACCGATTAGAGTCTTTATTTCTTTAATTTTCAGCTCATTCAAGCGATGGAATGAATAAAATAGTGCTGCATAAAGTGCAAGCTGTTTACTTCCAAGTAAGCCACCCACTATGTATATAAGAAGACCTATTAGATATATTTTGACTGTTTCACTAATGTTAAAGATCATGTGGAATGTTCCTCATCATTGGCTGCTTTTAATTGTTGCAGTTGTTTCAAGGTAGGAAGGTATATGGATGAGTTTGGTGTTGCACTTGGTGAAATTGTATGTGTAAGTTCGATATGACCACCACAAGTAAAGCCGCATAATAAATTTGGGCATTGAAGCCATAAAACTTTTAAAAGTGGATGATTTTGTTCGCTAGAGCGTATTCTGAGCTTGGACACTTGGCAATGTGGGCAAAGAATTTGGGGACGTCCATTATTCTTATTGATTTTATTGTAGTCTAGGTTTTGCTGCATGATCCCACCAAAATAACAAATATTTTACCATTGTATATAAAAAGCAATATTATTTGTTCTTTATTCTTTTTTTTTATAGTATTTACTCACTTCTCTGTTTAGTAACATGTTATGCAGTTATTGAAATGTCAGTGTTGCTTAAAATTGCTGGCAAAATCTAAAACATTTAATCAAATAGAGATTAAATGTCCTCGTTGTAAAACATTAAATAACTTCCAGAGCACCAAGAGTGCCTTACCTGAATGCCAAGAGCATCTCAACATACCAGGTAAGATTGATGAATCAAATCACTTCTGTAACACCTCAATACAATCCTAAAGGACGCAGCTTCAGTGGCTGGTTAGGCGGTAAATCTCAACTCGCACGAACAATCATAGAAACCATGCCAGCTCATACAACGTATGTTGAAGTATTTGGCGGTGCAGGTTGGGTATTGTTTAAAAAGACCCCTTCACCTGTTGAAGTTATCAACGATGTTAATGATGACTTAATCAATCTATATCGAGTTCTTAAATATCATTTTGAAGCTTTTCTAGATGAGTTTGAATTTCTACTGATGTCCCGAACTGTTTTTAATGATTTCAAGCAATCCAAGTCGCTTGGTCTAACTGATCTACAGCGTGCATCCCGTTTCTATTACATGCTTCGTGCAGCTTTTGGCTGTCAGTTGGATGGCTCTTTTAGCTATTCCAAAGATCGCGCAGCGCGTTTGAAACTTGGTGACGAATTACGAACTCATCTAAAGGGAATACATGAACGTTTGCAAAAGGTGACTATCGAAAACTCTAACTATGATTATGTTCTGAAGCGTCTTGATGGTCTAGAAACTTTGTTCTATATCGATCCACCGTACTGGAATTGCGAGAATGTTTATGGCAAAGGGATATGGTCAAAACAAGATTTTTATTTGCTGAAGGAGCAGCTGGACCACATCAAAGGTAAATTCATTTTAAGCTTAAACGACACGCCTGAAGTACGTGAGTTATTTAAGGATTACAAGATCCAGCATAAAAAGATTCGCTGGTCAGTCAACAATAAAGCAGCGCATGAAGAACATAATGGCAATGAGTTAATTATCACCAACTTTTAACGTAAACTAATCCCTCTACGGAGGGATTTTTTATGGCTGAATATAAGTTAGAAGAAGGCTGGGTTCGTGTGCGATTGTATGATGGTAAAGAGGCTGATCTTCGGTGCCTAAGAGATCAAAAGGGCGTAATCGTTAAGGTTTACGACTACCAAGGTAACGAGCTAAAGCATAATACAGGTGCTCGTTTTGTCGTTTGGCGTGATCGTAGATGGATTTACTGATTTTTTTCATCTTGTAAAGCTTTATATTCCCGATCCGCAGCTGCTGTTGCTGTTTGACGGTTCTTATAAAGATAGGTCAAACGCTTTGGTGTTGTTTGATCGCCTTTTGTCACTGTTGCCGTGTTAATACCATTTTTGTAATAAGCTAGAATTCCTGTATATCCTCCACGTTCGTTATCGATCAACTCCGACAAACTATCCGTATCAGGTAAATAAACTTCAGCCTCGCATTTTGTGGTATATCCGCCACTTTCATTGTATTCATGAATAACTCGAGTGCCGAGCCAAACGATGTCATCAATCAAAGGTTTAAAACCTATAAAGGATATAGGTGATTCAGGAATGAGCTCAGGTCTGCCGTAGGCCAGTGTAAAACTAAAGGTAGCTGACTTACTTTTTATTTTATTAAATTCAGCTTTGGCCACATGCTCCGCTGTTTGTTTATCACGTTGGATATTACGCAGCTCACGTGTGTTTTGATCCGACATCCCTACTGTGACTTTTTGTCTCTTTGCATGGGTATTGTCATAATAATAGACCGTTACTCCAGATACATCATCCGCCCCATCTGTATCTGAATATTGGTGCGAATCCCCTTCTGATCTTGTTATCACAACTTCAGGTAAGAGGTTGCCACTAATAGTTTTGCCTTCGCCCTTAGGCATAAATAATAGGTTGCCATTTTTCACCATCGCAATGGCATCATGCTCGTCGGCAATACGGGTAATCAAATTGGCATCTGATTCGTTTTGATCAATATGGGGTAATTCAATTATCCCTAATGTTTCGTTTACGATTGGATTTAGACCATGCTCGAGCGCGATTGTCTGGATAATATCTGCAATCGTTTTTTTATCGAAACTGCGTTCCTTTTTTTTCTTAAATGCTGTTTTTAGATCCGCAGCTTCGGCACGTAAAGTGAGTATATCGGGTGCACCCTGATGTCCGCGTTCCTTGACGAGATATTTACCTTTATAAACAAGACCGGTATTGCTCCAGCCGATCCAAGCTTCTATCTCCGCACCCTTGGGCGGGATATCTAATAAACCATCATGATCACTCAGTTCAATTTCAATGGAGTCAGTTTCGATGCCACGATTGTCTGTGATTGTTATACGCATCAGCCGATCCTGAATCATGGTTCCAATATCGGTACCATTGACCAGCAAGCGGTAAATTGCATGAGGATAGTTATCATTGAAGCCCTGCTCTACATCTGCGGCAATATTGGTTAGGGTCGATGCAATATTCATAAAATATTACCTAAAACATTTCCAAGAACGTTCCCCACTAAAACCCCTGCAGTTTGATTTTTCTTTAGCTTTAAAGAAAATTCGATTTTGCGTGGCGTACCATCTTTAAAAAAATAGCTTTGGGTTTCTTCAACATTATCAATTAGCCATGATCCATAAATTTTTCCGTTCCCAGCAATCAATGGAAATGATTTACCTGTATCCCCCATTACACGTAAAGCGGTAATCGACATTTGAGATCCAAACTGGGGAACGATAGATCCATCCAAGGTTATCGTGTCTTCACCTTTACCTGTAAATTGATATGCAGGCATGCTACCGACACGAGAGTTGCTGACATGATTCCAACTCGTTGAACGTTGAAGGCTTTGGTAAGTGGCTGTTGGTATTGAAAATACGAACATGCCGAGAATCATCATCATATTAATGTTCCTGGTCTTTGAAGCTGCTGCGAATACGAGCTAACTTTTGACGATCACGACGATCCAGTACGTTCTCAATCATAGCTTGAAGCTGCTGAAGATTTTGTCCTGGTGCTGTCGTAAGTTGGATAGTGATTTGATCACCTTCAATGACAAACTGGCTTGCACTACGTATTGGGGAAATGGCTTGCATCGGTCTAACTTTATTTAACGCAGGAACGACATCAATTTTTGAAATAGCTTCGCTGGCCCGTGGGTTAAAAATGGTTAATGCATGTTGAAACTTTTCCTTCAGGGCTGGAAATTTTTGATCCAGCCCCATAGCAATACCAGTCATGATATGCCCACCTAAACCTGCCATGACACGAGATGGACTATGAATATCCATCCGTTTTTTCATAAAGTCAGGCATGTAACTATTGACATCAATCCACTGACTTTTGAGTTTTTGAAACCCAGCTTTTATCCCATCGGTTAAGCCTTGAATGATGTTTGAGCCTAAAGAAAGCATTTTGTTGTAAAGGCCAGAAAGGTAGGCAATGACTGAGCTAAAGGCACTTGTGATATAAGGCAATGGTGAAATCAGCTTGAAAATATTACATATACCTTGCCATGCAATAGAGACAATATTCTTGGTACTGTTCCAAATACCTGAAATGAAGTTTTTAACGCCATTGAAGTATGAGCTAACCGTGTTTGACACCAGGATAAGATAAGTACTAAATGTTGTCGCAATACGTTGCCAAATACCAGAAAAAAAGCCACTGATTGAAGACCAGTTTGCAATGATTAATCTAGGTATACCAATTAAGGGAAACAAGAAGGTTAGTATTGGGTTATTGGCAAAAATAGTATCTACAGACTGAATAACACCCTTAATCCAAGAAATGCCAGATCTAAATGCTGCACCAACCTTATTCCAGACATCAATAAAAAAGGATTTAATCGGCTCCCAATTTTTATAAATCAGAAATGCAGCTGTGGCTAATAGCGTAATAGCTATACCTAAAGGATTCATCAATAAGGCTCTACCGAGCCATAGAAATACCCGACCCACCATTAAAAGTGATGTTTTGAAAATATTGAATACTGCTGGAGCAGCTGCAAAGACTCGAGATAATAATGTCGCCCCACTGGAGGTAGAAGCCATAAGCAAGCGTAAGCTAAGCATACTTAGGATTAAAGGTGAGAAAATTACAAGTGTCCCACCAATTACGAGCATGCTGGCTGCTATACCGAGCAATCCGACCCCCAAGGCTTTAGCTAAAGATGGGTTTCGTTCCATCCATCCTGTAAAGCTTTGCAATGCATCAGTAGCAATCTCAATTGCTTTGGTATAAATGGGTAAAATCGTGGTACCGAACTTTAAATAGGCATCATGTAATTTTGCTTTTGCTTCAAGCTCCTTACCAGCAGTTGTTCCTTTTGCCTGTTCGCTTAATTGATCAATATTATATGCGCCTTCATTTAGACGCATGTTTTTATGAATATTCTCCCTTTGATCATACATATTGGAAAATAACATCGATGCCGTTCGGTTTGAGAACATCGCACCAATAGCATCAAGTACTTGGCCTCGTTCCGTAATTCCCCTTTCAGCTAAAGATGGGAGTAGAACTTTTTCCATCCAAGCAAACTGATCTTTTTTAAATAAATCTGCGCCTTTAATGGCACCAATATCTAGATAAGATAAGTCGCCTGTTTTATTGTGTCGAACCTTACTTGGGTCTCCAATTAATCCAAATTTTTCTAGATTTTGTGCTGCACGTTGTGTAGTTCTTCCTTGATATAAGTTTTGATACGCTGACATCATGGCAGTACCTACTCGAAAACCACCCATTTCTTGAACAAGTGGTTCTAATGTGTAATAAAATGCTTTGTTGTCTGCACCTTTCGCGGCTATACCACCCGTTTTTATTAAATTCAACCATTCTTCGGCTTGGACTCTTCCGCCTGTTGCAGTGATAACTTGTTGAATCATATTCGCTTGTTCGCTAAAAGCTTTTTCACTTTTTAGACCATTTCTCATTTCAATGACTTTTAGCATGTCCATGAATTTTTTTTCATTTTCAGCACCATGTTCATTACCAAACATGGCTTCATTTGCGAATTTCATCTTTGCCAACATCGGTGCAACCATTTTTGCATGGTGTACATCGGCAAAAGCTGTGACACCATCACGCACAAGGGTTAAGTTATCCAGCGTGCTTGTACCAAAAGTTTTCATAGCATGTGCATAATGCAGAGCCTCTTTTGTCGCTTCTTTGCCCATACCTAAAGACATGATTCTGTTTTGCTCGACATCCACGCGCTTGCTTTCATCTATAGGCTTACGCATAGAATATAAAGCAGCTGCACCTGTCATAGCTGTACCCATGCCATAGCCAGTTACAGAACGCATATGCCCAGCCTGACGCTCATAATTTCTCTGCATTTGTGTCATACGTTGTAAACGTTGCTCTTGTTCACGCATAGACTGATTGGCTTGATTCAGTTGGGTTCTAAGCCTCTGTTGATGATCTGCCAGTCTATTTGTAGATAATCCCGCATCATTCATCTCTGTCCGCATACGCTGAAGCTCAATGCGGTTTCTTTCAAATTCTTGTTTGAGCTTACGTGCCTTAGCTACAGACTTATCAAAATCTCGAGTGAGATCTGCAGATGGATCTGTTTTCATCTGCTGACGTAAGTTCTTTATATGATTTTGGAGGTCTTGAAGAGCTTTAGCCTGGTCTTGAACGGCCTTTTTTTGTTTCTGATAACCGTCAATTTTTTTTTGTTGCTCGTTCAGAGAACGGATTTCATCTTTAGTTTTTTTTAAAGCACGACTGGCAGCATTGCTGCTGCCTAGAATCGCTTTAAGGGCTGGACTTAACTTATTTTTCCCTCCGAATAGTACTTCCAATCTTAATTGCTTCATTCAGCATCTGCCCCATTTCTTTCTATTGCTTTTTGATGCCACTCCATCAGTTCACTTAGTGACATTGATTCATATGTCTGTGGAGTCCAGTTGAACACCACAGCGATATTGGCTATTGCGTCTTCTACTGTTGGAGTGCAATTTCCGCACGTACTGATTTCGGTTGCAAAAAAGTAATGATTGCTCCACCCATTTGAATAATGTCAACTGGATCGATGACATTGTTATTGAGCTGGCTTGCTGTAATCGTTGGATTTGTACATAACGGTAATAATGTACAAATGGCATTCACGTCACCATTGAGGATGTCTGCAATTCGGATTTTTTTAAGTGCTGGTACTGAAGGCTTACGAACTTCAACCTTGGTGATTTCTGTCTCACCGATTTTATAGGGTGAATCTAAGATAACGACTTCAACATCTGGATTTTGAATGGCTTGTAAATTTTCGATTTGTTCTGGGGTTTGCATAGCAAGTTCCTTAAATATAAAAATGAAATAAAAAAACCTCCAGCAGCACTGAGCTACTGAAGGGAGGAAAAATTAATGGCCAATGTTCGCGCGGTGTTTTTCAAGTAAATCAACACCGTTTACATTTTCGATGAGACCAGGGATGTCAATTTCGATTTCAACTTTGCCATCGATGGTCAATTTGTAATAAGACCAAATGGTTTTGATTGATTTCTCAGTATCGTCACCCGCTTTGGCATTGCCAAAATCAATTTCTTCATGACGGCCACGGATGACGACTTCGACTGCAGATGTTTCACCTGTATCGTCACGTTGGTATGAGCCAGCAAAGCGCAAACCGATCGCCCCTACTGTTGCAGCACCAAACTGACGAATAACCAGTGGATCAATACCACCAAGCTTCCATGACATTTCAATCATGTCATCAGCTAAGCCGTTGTCCCATTTGATGTTGCCGTTCATGCCACCACCGCGCCAATCTTCGAACTTTCGTCCCAATTTTGGCAGTGTTACTTCCCCTGTTTGACCAAGGTAGGAATTACCTTCGTTAAACAGATCCATTAATTTGAGTTTCTTAGGTAAAGCCATGTTCTTTCCTGTATATCTAAGCAGTCATACGTGAGGCGAAATCAGCGAGATATCGGTCTGTGATACGTTGCTGTAAGGTGAGATCTTCAAGTGGGGGCACAGGGGTAAAGTCATAATCAAGCAATAAACGACCAGCTTTTAATGACTCTTTGCTGTTGAATGCTGGATCGAACCAACACTGACCATCGATGATGTACCCTTGGGTACGAAGATCACGGAATTTGGCATTAATGCCCTCTACGATGTCTTTCGCCAAAGATGGGTGCAAAGGTTTATCAACTGCCCACATATGACCTTCAGCCATCGTGTCCGACAAAACTTGAGCTGTACGAGTTGAGTTTTCAAATGCAAATAAAGGATCAGCAGAACAAGTACGTGAACCCCAAAAACGGAAGCCATCACGCTGGATTAAAGTCGTGATTTCATTTGAATTGAGATAACCAGCATCGGTATCCATTGACTGCAGTTGCCAAAAAACGTCTTTAGAAATCCCTGTCACGCCATTTACTGGTACGTTTGAAAGGGTTTTATGCCACCCTGTGTCATTGTCAATTTTTGCGCGTAAACCTAATGCTCGAGCGGTTGCTTCAAAAGTAGTGGTTGATGATGTAGCTGTATCCCATCCCAAAAAGTCTGGCCAGATGATCATGGTCTCGCGAGATCCAATTGCATCACGATACGCTGCTGCCTCTTCTTTGGTTTCACAACCATTGGCACTCACATAGTTAAATGCGCGTAACTTTTCAGCGATACCACCTAATGCGGCTGAGACTGGAGCAGTATCAAGTCCTGGTGCACCTAAAATACGTGGTTTTACTTTTAGGTTTTGTTCAGCGGTCAGTAAGGCTTTCATGCCTGTGTATTTGCCATTCACTTGACCGCCAATCACTGCAGTGTTTTGCTCCGCTTCAGTCACTTTTGCTTCTACACGTACAACGACAACTAATGCATTGGTTTGGTCTGCAATCGCCTGTAATGAGCGAGCAAGTGTGCCTGTTGATCCTGCTTTTTCTATTGAACGTTGAACATCTGTAACAAGTACGGCTGTGTTTAGAGGGAAGACTAAAGGATCAGCATCTTCTCCTGTGGCTAAAAGACCAATAACTGAAGTTGATACTGTCCGAATGGGACGTGTACCGCCATTGATTTCAATGACTCGTACACCATGAAAATATGAATCTGTAGCCATAAAAAAGCCTGTGATCTGTTGTTTTGTATTCAGATCACAGGCTTACAAATTAAAAATAGATTGTCAGTTACTAACTCTTGTATGTGAGTTAAATACAAAACTATAAATGAAGAGCATAATCCCAAAGCTTATCGACTTCTTCTAAATTTAAATTGAGTTCATCCATCATGTATTTAACAGATGGATTACCACGTTCAAAGCGCTCTGACTCACTATATTCAATTTGTACTCGCTGCTTCATGATTGGATCTTTGATCGCCTCAATTGATGCTTCGACTGTATTGAGCAGACCATTATCAAGTAACGCTAATTTGAATTGACGACGAGTAAGAGCTGGAAAATTAGATAAATAGATCTGCTCTTTTTCCTCATCAGTTAAATAACGCTCAGGATTGAGTAATCTATCCTTTTCTTCTTCAGTCAACTGAATAAAATCCTCAGTGATTAATTCATCTTGAGATCCATCTTGTTCAAATGCATGAATTAAATCTGTTTGAATATTTCTAAAGTATTTCATCTTATTTCAATCCATTTATTAATTGTTGCTGCAGTAATCATGTAAGAGAATCCATTTGGAACTGGATATGACAGAGTTCTCATTGCTGACTCATTCGTATTAATTAATTGATATCCATCGACAGTGTGTACTAGAGCTGTGTTATTACTTCCTGCTGCTGTAACAATTAAGAAGATTGGCTTGCCTGTGTTATTTGTATATACAACACCTGACACTCTAGAAGCAGTTAAATCATTAAAGGATTGATTTACACCTATTCCAGCTTGCAAAGATGTACTGATATTAATATTGCCAGAACCATCAAAGTTTGCATTTCCTGAGACAGCGCCTGATATCGAGATATTTCTTGAATATGCAAGCCTTTCAGCAGAAGGTGCACGTCCATCACTATTTCCAGTACCTCCACCAGCTACTGATAAAGGCACCATTCCATTATTTGAATAAACACCCCATCCACCACCATTAATGAATAAGTAGTTTCCCGATTGATGTCTAAATTGTGCTTCTGGACCATTAAGAAGCACAAATCCATTTGATGAAATATTACCTGTTATAGACAGATCACCTTGAATTGAACCACCTTTCTCTGTGATGATTCTTTCAAATGGTTCTTCGAAACCAGCAAAGTCTCTAGCCGATCTGTACCATAAACCACCGTTTTTATATGTAGTCAAAAATTGTAAAGCGGGTGATGATCCAGAACCTAGAAAATGAACTACTGTTCGACTATCTCCTGCACTAAGTTTTGAATAAACACCTGATATTGCATTCCATGCAACATCGTTTACTGAACTCGTTGCACCATCTGCCTTAAATTT